GGTTTCTAGGTGCCCCAAGCTCTGACCTGGGTAGGCGCGATCCTGGATTTCTCGCTTAGGGGCCCCCTAGCCACTGTCCCCGCACGTGAAAACACGCAGGGGGGCTCGAGCACATGTGTACGAGGATGGTGGTTCGTGGTACGATGGGAAAGCACGATCTGACAGTCGTCCCCCGAACACCAATGCACTGATCTCTGACCCTATCCAACAGGTCTTACTCAACGAATATAGGTTCGCACAAAGTAAACATCGTTCACTTAATAATAGGTGATCACAAAATAATGTGCGTTTGCCTGTTTACAAATGCGATTAGCCAGCATATAATCATTCCAACATCGAGCACAACGCACAAATAACCAACAAATATGTGTACATGTTCGATGGATCGTGTTATGATCTAATTGTATTTCCAACGTGGAGTCTATCATGAATCTGAAACAACTGATCGCTGCTTTCAATGATGCTGGTATTAGGGCAACAGATGACCAAATCAATGCTGTCTTCAAGACTTTTGTAACAAAGACAGCAAAACCTGGAAAAGTGTACTACTTCAAGTCAGCAACTTTTGGTGCCAAAACTCCCCTTCAAATGCGGCAACTGGTGCTTGGTCTCAAAGATCTTGGACAAGCAACTGTGGATGTTTGGGCAACAGACGCAGCCAACTACTTGACAACCAAGCAAGATCCGGCGAAAATCATTGCATTCTATCGCAAACGGATGCTTGAAGATGGTCTCATCTCACTGGAACCAACAGCATCGGAAGAAGATCCCGCTGACGAAGATGATGCGGTGGACGATGATTTTGCTGAAGATGATGATGTGGATGATGCCAGTGCTGAAGATGATCAACAGTCGGTTTACCGAGAAGAAGGTGTTGATTACGGTGAACCGGTAATTCCTGGTGAGATTCAGTCCGCGATTGAAGAATCGATGGCTGAATAAGCAACAAATATGTGTACGCGTGCGATAAATCGTGGTATGATCTTTGCACGCGTACACACTACGCGTATACATAGTCGAGCAGTTCACTCGATGCTTTACTTACGTGAAGCATCTATGGGAATTGTTCCCAAAACAGGAGAGCTCGATGTGAATGAACTTGTCAACTTCGGAGCCTTCATGGCTCTGGCTTGGGGCGGTCACAGCATTGGCCACTGGTTGGAGTCCCACCCGAACTTTTGTCCGCGTATGCGGGCGAAGGCCACTGGGAGGATTCTGGGCATGGCAACCGCAGTCACCGTTCACCCGACCACAATCGAGGCTTTCAAGGAATACATGGTGCATCTCGTCGTGTATTCTGGCTATGTCCTCGGACACCACTAACAGGAGAGAAGTATGGCCACCCTTTTCAACGAAAGTCTGATTGTCGAGGTCATCAAGAACAACGGACAATACGAAGATGATCCCGTGGTTCACCGCATCACGGCGTACATCAACCCTTTTGATGGGCGTTTCTGCTTTGGTATTGAGTACGAAGACTCCATCTACACCCGCTACGCTCCGAGTCTCACGGTCAAGGATCCGATTGTGATCTTTGATTTGACTCACGACAATGAAGTTGCTTGGTTGAAGGATGCCAACGACTTTTTCAAGTCCAATCCTGGTGATGAAATCAGGCTTGCTGTGCAGGCGGCCAATGATGTGGGATACGCGCCGCTGGGACAGATGTTGGCCAATCTCAAGCACAGGGCGCATTGCCTGGTGCTTCGGGGTGAACGCTGGGTGGGGATCACGGCAAAAGAAGTGATCTAAGTGTGTCCGCGCGTAGGAGCCTGTGGTATAATACACTCCTACGCGCAATTCGCGCGTAGTACAACGTGGAGGTGTGAAGATGAGCAAGAATGAATTGGAACAAATGAGCCCTGAGGAATACAACAAGCGGAAGAAGGACGCGGTCAAGGCTTTCGGAGAGTCCCTCAAAGAAGTCGTGATGGAGAGCCTTGTCAACTTGGCGTCTCCCGCAATTGTGCTTGGCGATAAGGAGGACAATCCCTTGGAAGGAGTCGTGCTGACATCGACTTTCGTGCAAACGAGAGTGTTCATCGAACTGGGTCTCTTTACCCCTGATGAATTCGTAGACATGTGGATGTCCAGGTTGAGCTCCTTCGCCAAAAGGAATCCTGGGATGAGTCTTTTGTTTGGTGACAATCCCTTCGCCAAAGACGGGGGTGTCAGTCAAACGGCCAGAAAGTTGCTGGAACTCCGAGTTCGCTGGATCGTTACTGGAGACACCAAGGACTTCAAGGCAGATGGTGACCTTTCTAGAGTTCGGGCGCTTGATGGTCTGCAAGCGATCAACGAAGCCATTCACGAAGGGGTGGCTACGTGGAAGGAAGAACACCAGCGCAATGCTGTGATCGCGTTTCTTGAAGCCACGAAGACTACCAACCCCAGCATGGAAGATGCCGTCGAAAGCTTGATGGCGTACGCGTAATTCCCTTCGAAAGGGCTCCCCCGCTCTCCTGCTCCCCCTTTTGGGGGAGTCCTTCTTTTTTCTACGGAGAATCACATCATGAAATTTAACGACGCCTACGCGCAAGTCGTCATGGGTGTTTTTGAACCAGCCATGTTGTTGAACGTATGGCCTGACCTCAACAAGATGTTGGTAGTCAAGAAAGAGATGGCTGATGGCAGTCCTGGAGTAACCGCCAGCGATCTCCTGTTGTCGTACATCATCTTCACTACGCAAGCCTTTCACAAGCTTGGTCTGATTGACTTCGAGTCTGTACTCGAGATCTACCAAGAGATGATCAAGAGGCGCAAAGAACAGCACATTCAACAGGCCCATAACGGCAATCGGTCCGAGTGTAGCGACATGGATCGGTTGGATACCTTGATCCAAGCCTTTCCAATGCGTATCTTGTCCACCGACTGCTTCAAAGATGAACCTGAGCTCGAAGCTTACATGGAAGAAGCCATCAAGGAAGGTCTTGATTCGATTGAGCCCAAAATCTACAGCGTCGACTAGTTCTCACTCCACGTGAGTTTCGGGGTCAGTCTCGCAAGAGATTGGCCCCGTTTTTTATTCGAAAGATATTAGGAATTTTGAACTCAATAACCCCTAATACATACACTTTCACTTTAATAATCAAGTACTTAGATGCAAGATATTGGGGTTATTAGTGTTTTTTACGAGAATAAAAAAATTTTTTTTGCTCAAAAACACCAATCAATATAATAATCCAATAAGGTATTGAATACAAAGACTTTTTCATAAGGAAACGTATATTAGGCCGAAATTGCATAATATACGCTCTTGCCCTCGTGAGCAACAAAGATGTGTCAGTAAATCTCTATTGGTGGTATAATATAGAGAGTTATCGTGGAGATTCGAGCATGAAGAAACGCGTTGTTGTTCGCCCCATAGACAATGATGAAGCAAAGAAGCAGCGCCGCGCTTTGATCCAGAGTTTACGGCAAGACCATCCTGACTACCTTATTCGAGATGTTGTGGCGAAAGCTCCAAATGGTCGATGGATGGCCTTTGACACCCTTTTGCAAGCCAAGACCGTCATTTTGCCAGATCACCATCTGAACATCTACCAAAGTGCTGTGGATTACACTGCTCGTTGCCCAGACTCAGACAAAAGGTCTATAAGGGAGAAGTTCAAGGTACAGACAGACGAAGAAGCGTACCGCATGCTGCAAGAACAGGCCTATAACCCATACCGAGCTCATGGGTATGAGATTGAAAAAGAACTCCAGATAGGGAATCAATACAATGGAGTCAAACGGGCGAAACGCCGCCTTTTGTACAAGTTCAATGTTCCAGTCAAGACGGAAATGCTCAAGCAGGCTATTGTGCATTTACCGCCACAAGCGCAAGTAATCGTAGATATCATCGAGATTGCTTGCTCCACTCGCTCTGAGCCATCTTTTTCTGAAGATGAGCTTCAAAGCATCGTTGAAAAGCATGGATTTATGCTGCATACAAAACAAGACCCGTGGCGGATTTTCCAATACTACCGTGGTAAGCTAATAGCAGCTGGGGTAATGCGGTTATCCAGATAAGGAGGCAGTATGATCGAATATGAGTGGGTCGTATACACAGATGACGAATGGCAAGCTGGGGGAACAGCAGAGGATTTTGATACGGCTAAGATCGAGGCCATGCGGTATGCACGAGACTATGCCAGTGAATCAAAGGAAAAAGAAATTATTGTAGAGATTCGACGAACTGAGCTGGTGTTATCGTGCACTGTGGCAGTTGACGAGGAATAGGAGGCCGGACAATGAACCTTGAAGAAGCGGCTAGGGCGCTGCTAGCAGACTATGACGCGGGAGCTATTTTCAACCAAGAAGCGGGTATCACGACATTGGGTTGGCCAGAACTGGAAGCCCTCCGCGTCGCTCTCGGTGACACGCCGAAAATGGTAGAGGTTACCGCAGCCGACGCGAATAAATATTGCCGCGTGCTGTCGGCCCTTGGAATGGAGGAAGAAGGCGATCCGGTCCAGGAGATTGAATCTCTGAAGGATGCACTCGCATCCACTCGCGCGGAGCGGGATTCTCTGCGGTCCGCCCTCAACCCACGTGGATGGACGCGCGCCCAGTCGGATGCGTGGCATCGGGCGCTGCCTGATACGGAGCGAGCGTTCAGAGCGCTGCATGAAGTCTCCGTGGCGGCTGGGGGTGAGCGATGACGATGACAGCTAAGGGTCTGGCCAAACTCATTGAAGAACTTGGCGAGCTCTCCCAGGTGTGCGGGAAGAAGTTGGCCTACTATCACACTGATGAACACCCGGACGGAGCCGGATCGTTGCGAGAGCGCATGCAGGCAGAAATGGGGGACGTGTTTGCGGCGATCTCGTTCGTCATGGACAAGTTCAGCCTAGATGAGCAAGCCATCTCCAACAGGGCTCAACGCAAACTCGCATTGTTCATGAAGTGGGACGCAGATGATAGCAACGGCACTAACGCTGTCGACGCGGCAGAAGGGTGGGCGGAATGGCACGACCGCAGCAGTGCAGAATATCGGATTGCCAGCGGGCGCGAGGAGATCGTGATAGTCCGCGACGATCCGGGCGCAGGTGGCGCCGGGTCGGTGGGAGGATGTACCTAGACGTAGCGAGGCAAACAAATGAAATGGCAGCCGATTGAGACCGCACCCACAGACGGCACACGCATCTTGCTACGCGGCAGGAACGGCAAGATTGCTGATGGACACTATGGGCAGCCGGATGGGTTTGCAAACCCTAAGCGGTTTGTTTGGCCGTACATCAATGCAACCCCGACACATTGGGCTCCGCTCGCGTTGATTGATGCCGCGGCGGAATTGCTCGCGGCGGCAATAAGGGTGAACGCATTGAGCATCCAGACCGATGCGCACAAGGAATTGCGTGCCGCCATCGCCAACGCAACCGGTGATGACGATTTATAGTCTGGCGTCCAGAGAGCGGTCAAAACGAGAAAGACGGCCTTATGGTGTATGCGTACTGCGCTGAAGAAGCTGTAGAAAGATGGGCGCGGCATGATGATTATCAGAGCACTGATTATCCAATAGCTAGCGGGCAACCAGCCAAGGTGATGGTGCGTGATCTGAACACGAGAACCGTCAATAAGTGGGTTGTATCGGGCAAGTCAGTGCCACAGTATCACGCAAGTAGGATAACCACAGAGGAACCAAAATGAGTAATATCAATTGGGTAAGCGTAGTCCAGCATGTATTTACGTTTTTTGTACTGCTAGGCACTATACTTGGAGTAGTATCAGTATACTACGACTATAGCGGTGAATTACAAAAGGCTAAGCTGTATCTATGGTCGGCGACTATCTTTAGTGTTATAGCGACAGGGCTGACTGTAACCTATCTATTTATTCGCTGACATGGCAGATCCAAGAAAGCATCAGAAAAAAGCCAATGCGATTGCATATGCGCACCTTATTCAACGATTGGTTGAAGGAGATGCCACTAGGAGCGACTTGGCGGAGTGTTCAGGTCTCCACATAGTGACCGTTTGTCACATCATTCGGGCTTTACGCAAGATGAACAGGCCCAAGATTCTCTACATCTCTGACTATGCCGCCGATAGCTGGGGTAGAATGAGCATAGCCATGTTTTCATTAGGGAGTAAGCCAGATGTTAAAAAACCCGTTCGCACGCGCAAAGAAATTGTCGATGCCTACAAAGCCAGGAAAAAGCTCCGAGAACAACAAAAAGAACTTAGGGAATGGGTCTCACCAAGATCTATTATTGTTGATCGAGGAAAACAACTATCTAAGGGGGATACTGGCAACCCAGAATAGGCCATGCATCTATTGCGGGCTGAAGGATATGTCGAAATGCGCCAGAGGATTCCCTGGTTGCAGTAGGGCGGATGATCTATTCATTGGTGAAGAAGTTTTCTTCAAACACATCATAGGTATGTCTGTGGGGCAATTTTTTGTTTGGCGAATTAAGAAGTTGTGCATGAGGCCGGCAATCCTGATCATAGGTCTACCGATTGCGGTAGGATTAGTGCTCTTTGCAGCAATAAAGATCATAAAAAGTGGATAAGACGCATTACGATCGGCATGAAGAAAGATTGAACCAGGAGTTGATGCTTCGACTCCCGGTTCACTTTCGCTTGCCAAATAGAAAGCATGTGGCGGGTAGAGTAATCGGTTTGCCCACAATTGCCGAACTGATGTTCATTGTGGACATGGGTTCTTGGACTAAATTATCCATCATCCAGAATCTGTGGCAGTGGAATTCGATGGATAGAGTGTACATGCAAGCGAGAAAGGTCGAGATAAAGTTTGGGTGCAAAATATTCACTAGAATCGAGTTGCCCTCAAATCTCTCCCCTGTTCGCAGATTCTCGTACCATGGAACTTTGATTTTAGAGCTAGCTAAGCGATTATTAACCAATTACGCTAGTCTTATCATAGACATGGAAGCTGTAGGTTATTCTGTTCGGGAAATGTACGGGGAAAGGACAAAAGGTGTTTACAAATATATCCCTGAGGTATATGATCCTAGACGAATGTACATGACAGAAGAAATTGTGCACTCATTTGTTAACCCTTGTTTTAAGGAGAAAGTCATGGCTAAGGCCAAAGCAGTTGTGCATCAAAGCCCTGTTGAGGGCGAACCGCAAGTTGAGACTCCTGTTACCGAGTCTACTCCGTCTGATGCTCCGCCTCGGAAAGCTCCGCGGCAAGCATTCCGCGTCGATCACTTCATCTTTGTTCAGAAAAACACTGGGAAACTGGCAGCTCAGGCTCAGATCATCCTGAACCATATTGAAGCCGCGGGTGAAGCTGGCATCACCAAGAAGGATCTGGTGGATCAACTGACCAAGGATGAGAAGTTCATTACGCGCCAACCGGTGGAACGTGTTCTCACGTATTACCAACGTCCACTGATCGAAGGCGGCTATGTTGTTTCCAAGCAATCTGAAGGGGTTACGCCGGCCAATGACAGCGGCGATGCTTCTGAAGTGCAGGAACAAGCAGCCTGATCAATGATCAAGCAGTTTCATGTGTAAACCTGGGGGCTTCGTGTCCCCAGGTTTGTTTCCGGAGAAATCATGAGCAAACCATCAATTGCCCAAATTCTTGCGGCAGTAGTTAACCGCGAAGAAAACAAGACACTCATCATTGATATGCATGAGTATTCGGACGTGCTCAATGAGTATTTGACAGTTGAAGTTAGCAAAGACAAGAATCAAATAAGGCTTCAGGTTATCGATGAGAAAGCTCTAAATGGAATGGACGTCCCAGTCCTGCAAGAAACTTTAGTCGAAAAACCGAACCCCTATGGCCTTTGTCCTGGCCTAACTTCATCCGTTAAGGATATCAACTAATGAATGAACGCGGAAAAAGTGTGGATAACACACATCTGTCTATTGATACAGCGGAAGAGCGGGGGTTCATTCATCGGGACTATATCGCGCACTGTTTGCGTTGGTCGCATGTTATGAAGTTCCTTGGAAAAGGGCACTTCTACAAGTACGCGAACATCCTTGACATTGGTTGTGGAAAGGAGATTCCCCTTGCAAAAACGATGTATTCTTCAAGATTTGTTCCAACGGAAGGAAAATATACCGGTATCGATGTTAACAGGCTTGAAGTGCCCGAGATGTTCCGCACTGGTAAATTTCCTCTCAGACTCATCGGCAATCATGATGTCTGTGAATATGACTTTGGACAAGAGCGATTCAACGTTATCACCTGCTTTGAAGTGTTGGAGCACGTAGAACCAGCTCACTCGCTTAGGATTCTTGAGCGAATTAGAGAGCTGATGACGAATGACGAACCAGCAGTAGCTTTCATCTCAACCCCTATTTATGATCCAAATATGGGGGCAGCCGCAAACCATGTCAATGAGATGTCGCTTGAAGCCCTAGCATTTTTGATCAGCGAAGCTGGCCTGCTTGTTGAAGCAGTATATGGCACTTTTGCTTCCCAACGAGATATCGAACCTAGGTTACTGAAATGTGGTTCGGATGTCATGATCATTTACCAACGACTGAAGGAGTACTACGACACCAACTACCTAGCCACTATCTTTGCGCCATTGTTTCCTTTAGAGTCTAGAAATGCTCTTTGGAAACTCAGGAACATCAAATCAGCACATGCCTTACGATTGGATCTGTCATCTTCACCTAGTCTGTGGAAAGGGCAGGACCTAACTGATGAAGACCATTCGTCATCTAAGGAATGGCCAAGATTCATTCGTCATTTTGATCTAGGAGATTAACATGCAAAAGCAGATTGATCAGGTCGGAGAATTTGCTTCTAAATTCGGAATCGTAGCCACGGAACCGAATGTTCCTTCATTCATGGTCAACGACGAACTTCAAAAGTTTCGCCTGGCTCGTTTGCTGAGCGAAGTTGAAGAAATCGTTGTGGCTAGTGGTTACCAAGTCATCATAGATGAAGATGGTAATCTTGACGTAGAGAAGGATGCAGAAGTTGAAGCCAATCTGGAAGATATTCTAGATGGTTACGTCGACGCCCTGTACATCCTAATTGGATCCATTCGTCTTCATGGCTTTCATAAGGGGGCAGCAAAATTCGCTCCTTATGCCAACATCTCCCGATTCGAGCATGCTTTTAACCGTGTTCATTACAAAAACATGCTTAAGGAACCGGCGCAACGCGAGGAACAATCCAAGTTCGGTACGCTTTATGATATCGTGAAGCCTGAGGGTTGGGAACCGGCTGTTTTGAAGGATATCATCGAACCATGAAACCCCTTACCGGTCTTGTCATACTAGATGGTCCTGACGGGGTCGGTAAGACTACTCTTGGTAAAGAGCTAGCGGAACGGTTTGGCGGCAAGTATTTCCACCTGACGTATAGGTTTAAGAAAAACATGTTCGCCTACCATACCGCTGTTCTTTACCGGGCAGCGCGTCTATCCACAACCCAGTTGGTAATAATAGATAGGCTCTGGCTTAGTGAGATCTGCTATGCTAATGCCTATCGCGGGGGCAGTCAATGGCCACTTATGTGGCGGATGATGGAGCGGGTAATTCACAAGGTATGTGGAATTCACGTAGTATGTCTTCCCGTAAACCCCCGTGAATACTTGGAGCACTACGCGCGTCTGAAAGAGACTAGAAATGAACTTTTTTCAGACACTCTCCCCGTCTATCTAGAGTACTATCATCAATACCAGCGAATGAAGACTTGGTCGCATGTCCTACGGTATGATATGTTCTCAGACAACGTAGATGTGACGATAGGCAAAATTCGCAACCTTCTCATAGACAGAGTGTCTAAGCAGGATCCCTTCATTCTTAATCCTGCTAACATGAACGTGCTGGGTCACATTGATTCAGCAGAGTTCATCATAGTAGGAGACATAACAAATCCGCATAAGAGTAAGAAGACGTGGTGGCCCTTCTATGATTATGCAGGGAGTAGTTTGCACTTAGCTCAAATATTCGATCAACTAGGGTTTGACGAGTCAAAGTTTCTGTGGGCAAACGCTCGCGGAACTCCTGAGACAGCCAGATACCTTTTGGCTAGGTACGAACTTAAATCCATCTGCCTAGGAGACATTGCCTATAGGCATGTGTGCAAAAATGCTGGGGATTACTTCCGACACGGTAAACCGCATTGGCTCAGACACCCAGCGTATGAAATGCGCTTCTTTAGAGATAGGCCCACTCTCCCAGGGTTACTCTCAGCAATCTATTACTGGCCAAAGGAAGATAATGATGGAGAAGCCGGGTTTAAGTTTAGGGCCCCAGTTGAGTTCGATGCCCATGCCTTCAACTATGAAAAAATTCCAGGAAATCGCGAGTCTCTCGCTAGCTATAGGGGGTAGAAAGGTGCATAATTCAGTAGATCAAGCATGGATGCAGTTGGCTCAAGACGTGCTCACCAATGGAGAAACAGTCAATCCTAGAGGTGAGGCAACAAAAGAGATTTTGGGGGCGAAGGCTACCTTTTGGATGGATTTCCCTATCCTTAGTATGCCTGATCGTCGACTTGGGTATAGGTTTATGGCCAGAGAAGCTTGGTGGATTCTGTCTGGGCGTAACGATGTAAAGTCGATAAAAGATTACGCATCTATTTCAAGGTTTAGTGATGATGGAATCTATTTCTTTGGTGCCTATGGACCAAGAATCATCGACCAAATGCCGTATGTCCTGAGAACTCTGAGAAATGATAGATACTCTAGACAGGCAGTCATGACCATTTGGAGAGAGTCTCCTATGGCAAGTAAAGACATTCCATGCTCCATTACCTGTCAGTTTATGATCAGAAAGAATCTTTTGCATGTGTTTCTCAACATGCGGTCTTCTGATATTTGGCTCGGAGTTCCCTACGATTGGTTTAACTTCTCTATGCTTGGGGCGTATGTAGCTTTGGCTCTTAAGGATAAATACATAGATCTCAAGCTAGGCCAGTTGCACTACTACGCGGCGTCATCTCATCTGTACGCCTGGAATGAACCAACCTTGTTGGAGTGTTCTAACACAATAAGAAAATACGAACCGCTTTCAATAGACGATTTTGCTTGCCAAGATCATCTTGTAGAACACCTGCAATACTTGTCAGAAGGAAAGCCCCTAGCAATACCTTTTGGCAACGAGCTGTCCTCCTGGTCAAATAGGGATGTGAACGAAAGAACATGAACTTGATTCCTGCTTCAAACATCAGAAAGATAGAAGTCTTCATGGAGATGGCGGTAGTTCTTTCTCAACTATCGACGTGTAGTCGTAGAAAGGTAGGAGCTATCTTAGTTGATGCCAATCACCACATTATCGGGAGTGGATATAACGGAGTACCTAAGAAGCTTCCACACTGTACTGATATTCAGTGCGGAGGGGAGAACTTTCCAAGTGGACAAGGGCTTGACGTCTGTCAGGCCATCCATGCAGAACAAAACGCTCTAATGCAGTGTCCGGATGTAATGAAGATTGATAGAATATACGTAACGACATTCCCATGCACGCACTGCATAAAGATGCTGTTGAATACCGGGTGTAAAAGCATCTACTACAGAGAGCCTTACTCCACGGTATCAGAGCATATTTGGAAAAGTGCTTTCGTCCCAGGTGAACGAACCCTAAATGTCTACCACATCCCAAACACAATGGTCTCCAAGGTATGATTTCCCAGACCTTTCCTCCGCTGACTATATCGCTTTCGACTGTGAAACACGCGACCCTGAGCTTGACTCTAAGGGACCTGGGGGCTTCAGAGGCAGCGGCGAGCTCGTTGGCATCTCGGTTGCTGTCCCTGGGTGGGGAAATTACTTTCCGATACGCCACCAAGGAGGCGACAATCTCAGTGAGGACGCGGTCCTTCGGTGGCTCAAAAAGACGCTTGGAGGATCAAATCCGAAAATTGGGGCCAACATTTCTTACGATTGTGAGTGGCTGGCAGTTAACGGTGTCGATATTGGGGGCGACTGGCACGACATTCAGATTCGAGAAGCCTTGTTAGATGAAAACCTTCTTAATTACGACGCTGATACTCTCTTCACTAAGTACGGGGTGGGTGGAAAGGCCCACGAACTCCTTTTTACTTTCGGAGCCACCCAAGGGCACAGAACAGAGAAGCAGGTCAAACAAAATCTTTGGCGGTATCCAGCCAGATATGTCGCCGAATACGCGATTCAAGATGCTAGAGGAGCTCTTGAGGTTTTTTTCAAACAAGAACCAGACATCAAAGAAAAAGCGTCGAAGGTATATGAGCTAGAGCTTCGAGTTACAAAGATGCTCTTTGCTATGCGAAAGCGGGGTGTTCCCGTCGACATAAATCGGGCTGAACAGGCGGTAGCCAGACTCCGAGCAGTTCAGAAGGAGTCTCAGGAAAAACTCAATCATCTGGCTGGTTTTAATGTCGATGTTTGGTCAGGTAAGTCTATTGCTGCAGCCTTCAACAAGATTGGACTTCAGTACCCTGTAACTGAAAAGGGCAATCCGTCCTTTACAAAGGAGTTTCTTGAAAGCTATGGACATGATATTCCAAGAGCGATTGTCGAGATTCGCAAAATGGATAGAGCAGCAGGGGTCTTCATCGAGAAAAAGATTATCGAATACAGTGTACGTGGAACCCTATTTCCTTCATTTCGACAGACTAGATCTTCTGATGGTGGTACAAGATCTGGTCGACTTGCGTCAGCTAATCCTAATATACAACAGGTTCCGGCTAGAGACGAGATACTCGCTCCTATTATCAGATCGTGCTTCGTTCCGCCTCCAGGATATTTCTGGGGAGTGTTTGATTATTCTCAACAGGAGCCTCGGATCACAGTTCACTATTCAGCTATTAGAAATTTCACCGGAGCCCATGAAGCTAGATCACGATATATTCAGAATCCTGATACAGATTACCACGATCTTACGAGAGCTTTGGTTCTGGAGCAATCAGGGGTTGCCATCAAAAGAAAGGATGCCAAAACCATCAACCTTGGACTTACCTACACAATGGGCGGTGCCAAACTTTGTCGAAGACTCGGCCTTCCAACTATACTCATCCCTCACTGGAGAAACCCTGATATACTTGTCGAAATGGCTGGTCCAGAGGGAAAAGCCATTTTGGACGCGTATCATAAAGGGATGCCCTTCATTCGCGAGTTAATGGATGACTGTACCAACGTTGTTACTAGGCGCGGCTACATTAGAACAGCTCTTGGCAGACGATGCCACCTACCTGGGAATAGGTCGCATATAGCCATAAATAGATTGATTCAAGGCACAGCGGCTGATATGACAAAATTGGCCATGCTAAACATGTGGGATGCTGGGTATCTGCCCTTTATTCAGGTTCACGATGAAGTAGACAATCCGATAGAGATTGGTAATCTAAAACAAGCTAAAGAAATAGTCGACATCATGGTAGCTACGGCCGCGGATATGGGCATAACAGTTCCTATGAAGGTAGACGTAGAGCTAGGGCCAAGTTGGGGAGAAACTAAGGAGTATAGATATGTGGATCTGCACGACTAAAGGAATGGTTTCAATAAAGCAAGATAGTAGGATGGAAGATGTTCTCGTTGTTAGGGCAAGGGCTCGAAAAGTTCTGGAACGATTGTTTCCTGACTACAAAGAATATGTTCAGGCAATAGGTCAGGATTACCCATATCGAATCTTTGTAACAAAAGAACTTGTAGCAGAGATTATCAGTCAAGAGATTCTTGACATAGATTACGGTAATTTCAAGAACACCGTTTCTGATCCTGAATATTCTCGCTTTCTGATGACCACCTGGGGGCAGGGACTACGAATGGAGGATGAAGATGCGAAGCGGCAGTTTCGAGCAAGGCTTATCCGAGAGGAAAAATCTGCAAAAAACCTTACAAAACCAACTAAAAAAACTTGGAGGCCTTTCTGAGAGAATAGAAAACAGCGTTGGTGTAGGTACTCCAGACCTTAACTGCATCTATAAGACAGTAGAGTTTTGGATAGAAACAAAAATTGTGCGCAAAGGCAAGATTGGGCTTGATGCCGATCAAACAGCCTGGCACATTAGGAGAACTATTCAAGGGGGCAGAGTTTTTGTTGTAGCTAGGGGAGTTTCTGCTGAAGGTGAAGATAGAGTAGAACTTTTGTCATGGGCAAAACGATCCAACGGAACTTGGGGACTAAGCCTAATTTTTGTAGGCACCCCTCCAAGAGTTGATTGGGAAATGTTGTTCCGACTTTGCGTTAGCCACCCTGTTGGTATGATACAAGCAGGATAATTCGACACTACGCTTGTATATAATAACGAAAGTCTTTTCAAGGAGCTACTATGTCAAACAAACTTAACAGTATGTTTGAAGAAGACGCATTTGCTAAACCGAGTGAAGACGATATTCGTCTAGGGGAACTGGGTAGATTGGCTAATGCCCAGATAGATCTGACTCGCAGGATTGAGGAGCTCAATAAAGAATTAGAAAAGGCCAACGATGCTTTGCGACTTATTAGCGAAGCTCAGATTCCTGACCTAATGAATCAGTTAGGAGGAATTCAAAAAATTGTTGTGCGTGGGCGTACTATTGAGATTAAGAAATGGTACGGAGCTTCGATTTCCGAGGTAAATAAACCGCACGCCTTCAAGTGGTTGGCCGAACATGAGCACGACTCTCTTATTAAGAACGATGTTATAGCCAAGTTTGGTAAGGGAGAAAATGATAAGGCCAAAAAATTGGTCAAGGTTATCTCTGAACTTGGTTACGGGGTAGAACAAAAGATGTACGTTCACCCGCAGACTCTCAAGGCCTTTGTCAAAGAGCAAATTGAGAAAGGCGTTGATTTCCCCCAAGATCTTTTTGGGGTTCATACTGGCTATGTTACAACCATTAAGTGAGAACAGCATGGTTACCAAAACTAAAGGTGTTGAAATAAAGGTCGAAGAAACTCAGGAAGGTGCTGGAGATCTAGTACCCCAAGATGGGGGCCCAGTAGCTCTGATGGCCAATGAGTTTGAACAAGACTCAGCCCTAGGAAAAGAGCATATTGGCATGGATGATATCGCGTTGCCGTATATCGCGATTCTGCAGGCCCTTTCTCCTCAGGTTCAAAAAAGCAAACCTCAGTATATTCCAGGGGCTGAAGAAGGTATGCTCTTCAACACCCTGACGGGCGAAGTTTTTAACGGGGATGAAGGTATCTACGTTATTCCTTGCGCCTATCAAAAGATGTTTGTAGAATGGAAACCTAGAACCTCTGGCGGGGGCTTTGTAGCAGCTCACCCTACGGCAGAGATTCTACAAAATACGAAGCGCGACGAAAGAAACTTCGATGTTTTGCCTAATGGAAATGTAGTAATAGAAACTTCATATTACTACTGCCTAATGGTTCGTGAGAAACGAATCGATCCGGTCATCATCTCAATGGCTAGGACTGCCCGTAAGCGTTCCCGTCAATGGAATTCCACAATGCTTGGAATTCAACTGATGGGAGCTAAGGGTCCGTTTAACCCCCCTATCTTCAGCCACATCTACAAACTGAAGACCCTTCCAGAGAGCAAAAACAATAATTCATGGTTTACTTGGGATATTCATCTCTATTCCATGATTAATGATTCAGAGCTCTATCACAAAGCACGCAAGCTTTCTATCGACGTGTCTAAAGGCTTGGTAAAAGCATCTGTTCCTGCTGATACTGAAGGGGGTATCGCAGAGGACGACGAACCGTTCTAAACCAACGTCTAGGTCCTTGGGGGCTACGGCCCCCAAAGTCTTTTGGAGGGAGCAATGGACCTTGCACAGAGGTTTAGAAGCCTTTTTGCTGGTTACGAAGAAGCCTTTGGCATATTCGAAGTAAATGGAACCAGAGAGCGCGATGGTAAACAAACAGGAAAAGTCACACTCGTCAAAAGACCAGTCACAGACGAAGTCTGGAAGCAACATCTCACAGGATCACAGTCGCTTGGAATCATTCCTATTCGCGCAGACAACACCTGTCTTTTTGGTGCTATCGACATTGACTCCTACGAAAATTTCGAGTATAATAAGTTGGTTAAAAAACTCGAAACAAACAGATTCCCTCTCGTGCTTACTAGAAGCAAAAGCGGCGGAGCTCATCTCTGGATCTTCTTCGAAAATCCAGTTCCGGCTGCTCTGGTTCAAACCAAGCTCAGAGAATTTGCTTCGGCTATTGGTTTCGGCCGCTCAGAGATCTTTCCAAAACAAAGTGAAATTCTCTTGGACAGAGGAGATATCGGCAACTGGATTAACATGCCTTATTTTAACGGTACAGAAGGTAACCGTTACGGGATAGATCAAGAAGGCAGAATCCTTTCTCCAGAAGATTTTATAGCAATATCAGAACTCAAGAAAATAGACGCCAAGCAACTAAGAGAGTTCAAAATAGCGGTAAAATCAGAACTATCAGATGGTCCACCATGCCTTCAACACCTGATAACTCAGGGATTTCCAGATGGAACAAGAAACAACGGGTTATTCGCCTTGGGTGTCTACGCTAGAAAAGCTTTCCCTGATTCCTGGGAATCTAAGCTTGAGGAATATAATGGGCTATACATGGATCCTCCATTGGCTCATTCAGAAGTAAAGGAGATTGCTAAATCTCTAAAGAAAAAAGACTACCAGTACACATGCAGTAACCCACCAATAAACCACCACTGTAATGCAGCTGTTTGCCGAGGTCGTAAGTTCGGTGTTGGAGAACATTCTGGTATGCCCACTATTGGAGGGTTAACTAAGTTCGCATCCAATCCTCCAATATGGTTTGTTGACGTAGAAGCAGGCGGCCGACTGGAGTTGACTACTGAAGATTTGCAGATGCAGTCTCGCTTTCAAAAGGTGTGCATGGAATCATTAAATATGATGCCACCTATCATGAGTCCAAAAGCATGGCATGCTCTTATCCAAAGTTTGATGGAGAACGTAACTGTTATCCAACCACCTACGGATGCATCCCCTGTTTCGCAATTCGATCACTACGTTAACGAATATCTGACAGCCAGACCTTCGTCTAAGAAAGATGACTTGCTTAGGGGCAAAGTAATATACGACGGTAGCTGCTGGATGTTTCGCATGGTTGACTTTTTGGACTATCTTCAAAGGCATCGATTCATTACGTTCAAACAGAACCAGATTGCAATGATGCTTCAGGATAGATGGAAGGCTAAGCACAAGTTTCTTAACGTAAAAGGGCGCGGAGTTAACGTCTACATCATAGATGCAGCAGAGCGCCAATCTGAACCTTTTGACCTACCGGAGTCTGTCCGTGACGTATATTAGAAAGATCTTTGGTCCACCAGGAACTGGTAAGACTACCACATTGCTTAACATACTCGAAGAAGCACTAGCTTCTGGCATAGATCCTGATGATATAGGGTATATTGCATTTACCGTAAAGGCGGCTAAAGAAGCCAAGGAACGAGCTTCAGAGCGTTTTCCAAAAGTGGCACACAAGCTTCACTGGTTTAGAACGCTCCATTCATTGTGTTACTCGCTGTTAAAATTGGATAAGGCTCGAGTTCTACAACGAAAGCACTATTCCCAAATCTGTAAAGATCTACAGATAGAGTATTCTGGCTACGTAAGTATGGATGAAGGAGCTGTCTCAGAAGTCATGGTAGGAGATAGGCTAATCTTTATCGAAGGATTGGCTAAAGCTCGCATGACTTCATTCGAAGAAGAGTTCCACAGGAGCAGCGAGAATCGGGTATCTTGGCTAGAAGCTAATCTCTTTGAACGAACCCTGAACCAATATAAGGAAGATAGATATCTTGTGGATTTCAACGATATGCTTTCAGAAGCTGTAGACGAAGTTGAATTTCCTTCGTTTAAGATTCTCTTCATCGATGAAGCGCAGGACCTGTCATTGCTGCAGTGGCGTGTAATCAAAAAACTAGTAGCGAATGCCGGTAGCGTGTACATTGCTGGAGATGATGATCAGGCTATCTTTACTTGGGCTGGTGCTGATGTTGATTCATTCCTGGATTTCGAAGGCGAAATTCAGGTTTTGGATCATTCGTACCGTATCGGCAGCAATACTCAAGCATTGGCCCAAAGCATTATTGGGTCTGTGAGTAGACGACAGGACAAAATTTGGTCAGCCAACGCTTCACAGGATATCATTGAATACAGCACACTCCTTAGATATCTTGAGCTAGATAAAGGGCAGTGGTTGATTCTAGCAAGAAATTCCTTCCTACTGAAAGAAGCGCAGGATCTTTGTTTTCAAGAAGGGTATTCATACGAAGGAAAGGGTTCGTTACTCACCAGCGAAAGTCTACAGGCCATTAGGGCATACGAGAAAGTTAGAGCTGGCGAAAACGTATCAGAAGCAGATCGCAAACTTATCGAAGGTTATGGGGGGCGTTGTCAAACAGGTGGACCTATTTGGCACGAAGCTCTTCGTAAGATACCAGAAAAAGAGCGCGAATACTTTTTGGCGGCTAGGTCTCGTGGGGAATCTTTGGTACGCCCTAGAATCAAGATTAGCACTATCCATGGAGCTAAGGGTGGTGAAGCTGAAAATGTTGCCATTTATTCAGATATGTCAGCCAGGACGTATGATTCACTTATACAGGACCCAGATCCAGAGCATAGGGTATTTTATGTAGGGGTAACTCGAGCGAAGAAAAAATTGCATATAATTGAGCCCCAAGGCAAATTTTTCTTCGCAATGTAATACCCCTATATTTACGAATAATTGCGGGAGAACATCGTGGACGTGTATTCTAGTGTACTAGAAAATCCAGCATACTCTTTCAAATTGCGCCCAATGAACCACCAGCTAAGGGCCCTTTACGAAGGCGCAGACGCTATCGATTGGGGCTTCTTTTTGGATATGGGAACTGGCAAAACAAAAGTTCTTTTGGATAATGCGGCGTACTTGTTTAATAAGGGGCAGATTCAGGGACTGTTAGTTATGGCTCCAAAGGGAGTTTTTCATAATTGGACATACGAGCAAATTCCAGAACACATGGCGATTCCATACACTCTGCTTGAGTGGAGCTCGACCGTCCGTAATGAAAAAGAGATGTACCGTTTCTTTAAGGCTGACCCCAAGCGTCTGGTCATCCTTGTAATGAATATTGAAACCTTATCTACTGGCAGGGGTAGATATGTGGCTAGGGATTTCTTGAAGTCAATGCCAAGGACTATGATGGCAGTTGACGAATCCACTACGATTAAGTCTCTTTCTTCATCTAGGACTAACGTGGCTATTCAATTGGGACGAATAGCCAAATATCGCAGACTGTTATCAGGCGATCCTATGGATAGATCCCCTGACGATATCTACGGTCAATCTCAATTCTTTGGTCCGCAGTATCTTGGATTTACTTCATTGTACGCTTTTAGAGCTCAATATTGCTTGGTAAAAACAGAAAAAAAGCGAGATTCAGAAGGAAAAGTGGTTAGGGAATACCCTGTAGTCATGGGCTACAAAAACCTAGACGAACTCAGGGCCAAAGTAAAAACATTTTCTACTAGGGTACTTAAGTCCGAATGCTTGGATCTTCCACCCAAGGTGTATGTAACTAGAGAAGTAACCCTAACTGAAGAACAGATACGCATGCTTAGATCTATAAAGAAAGAAGCTATCGCATATCTTGCAAATCAGCAAGTAGTTACCGCGCCTATGGTCATTACAAGACTTATCAAGATGCACCAAATCGTTAACGGTTTTATCAAAGACGATTTTGGTCAATACCATGACATTGTTTCTAATAAATATTCTGAACTGATGTCGTGTATTGAAGAAACTAGCGGGAAAATTCTAATCTGGTGTCGGTATAGAAGAAACGTAGAAAAGATCATGGAACTGATACAGAAGACCTACGGGTCTAGATCCTTTGTTCATTACTACGGAGGGACTATAGGTGACGAACGTCCAGAGATGGTCAGGAAGTTTAAGGAAAACGACGATTGTCGTTTCTTTATTGGTAATCCTGCTGTTGGTAAATACGGTCTTACACTGACTCAATCATCCACATCTATCTATTTTTCTAACTCGTTCAAGTTAGAAGATAGAGCTCAATCAGAAGACCGTATTCATAGGATAGGACAAGGGGCAGACAAAGTCACATACGTTGATCTTGTCTGTAGAGGAACTATCGACGAGACAGTGATCTTAAATCTGAAAAACAAAAGGGAGATCGCCAACGAAGTGGTTGGCGGTCCCAATGATTGGCAGCGTTGGTTTACTGACCAGTGACGGGAGGGGTAACGGCGATAGTGGGCCGTTTGGCAAATGCCCGTCCAAGGATGTACGCGACGCCAGTGACAACGGCAGCTGTCTTCGGCCCAATAGCCTCAGCAGACGGGGCAAAATTGGCCAATACGTTGGCGGCAATCATAGCCCAGAACTCCGTAGTTTTATACCCAGATTTCAGATCCATCTAACTCTCCTTACTATTGGTGGATAACAGCCCCTCAATATAGGATACCCGGCTCACTAAGCCATCGATCCTTTCATGAGTCTTTCGCTGGCTATCTTGGATTGATCCATACGCACTTTTTATGAACCAACCTAAGACTGCCAGTAATAGTAATATAAGTGGTTGTACAACATACCGCAAAATTTGGTCGAATTCCAACGTCATTGTGATGGCATGAGGATCGGTAGTTCCAGCGGCTCCTAACGCGAACGAGGCAGAGGCAATAGAGACCCCGATGACTACCGATAGCTTATTTCTCATCACGATGACCCAAAAGGTTCCACGTCGATTGACCATAAATTCCTCAAAAAGAAGCGCTCCAGTCAACAGCCTCACTACCTACAATAGGTAGTCCTGTATTTACGTCGTAAATAGCCACTGTGATAGTGCTACTGCTTCTTGCCGTAACAGACGCGAAGTGCCCGGCGACCCTAGAGGTTACCTGAACAACAGTAGGAGTAGCAGCTAGACCATGGGAGATAGTCCCTCCACTAGCTATTGTTGAAGTACCTTCAGATTCTGTTTTGTATCCTGTGTTTCCTTTGATGACGCTACCAGCACCCGTCTTTATTACTGGATTAGTAATCGTCCCGTACAGTCGATTATCCTTGATCACGTTGTTATTTGAGATGCCAATTTCTTTGATACCATCAGACGCCGTGACGGTATTCGCCCAGATAAAGTTGTTGTAGATGTTATTCTGCGCTGAATCAGAGACGATGATGCCACCGTATGTGTTGGCAGTCTCTGTCGATGGGTTAAGAATGTAGTTATTGACAATGTTGTTGTAGATCGATGTCCCATCAAGCAGGATACCGTGGCGATTGCCGTTCTGTACAAAGTTGTTCGCGATCGTCGTGTCTGACACAGAGTAGAGCAAGATTCCGTGACTGTTCTCGTCGATCAGATTGCCAATGATCTGATGCCCGTCATTCGACACAGCGGCGATGCCGGCGCCACCGGCCGGAGAAAGGCCATTGCCGGCGATCGTGTTATGGATGATGTGCAGGCCGTATGCCTGGTTCAGCGCGTAGACGCCATGCCCTTTGTTGTTGACCAAATAGGAATCGGAGATACGCAGGTAGGTGGCATTCCGCGTTCCGTTCCCTTCGAACAACACTCCATGCTCCTTGGCGTCACGAATCTCGCAGCGCGCAATGCGGTTGTCCTCGGTCGACCAGAATCGAACGCACGATCCGGCCGAGTTGCCTGCCGAGTTGCCGAGAAGCCGCAGGTCTTCGATGGAGCACCCAGAAACGTAGGTAGATCCATTGCCGAACACGACGAGGTGCGTATTCGTTCCGGTCTTGCAAGTCAGCGTTGTGGATCGATAACCCTCACCTCGAAGCGTGATCCCTGATTTTATCCCAGTCGAGATCTGTCCGACGATGTAATTCCCGGACGGGAAGAAGATCGTCGCGTTTCCGCTCACGGATGCCAGTGCAGCAAGAACGGCAGCGGTATCGTCCGTCACTCCGTCGCCTTTCGCGCCGTAGTCCTGCACGTTCACGAAGATGTCAGACGTCCCCCCAATATATCCTCTCAATTGTGAGGCAGAGGAGGCTCCAAGCAAGGTGGTCATATATCCAGAAACGGATACTGAACCTAGATCGACGTCTCCTCTAAGAATTAACGCGCCGTCAGCGTCGAATCCTATTAACGTGTTACTGCGAGTAATCGAGTCTGGAATCTCGCTAATAGAATCGCCAATGCTGACTCTAACCGTTCTTTCAACAGCCTCATTGAGTTGTTGAATTAACATGATGGCGTGGTCAAAATCGGCCTCAATAATCTCCAGATCATTACCACTACCGTTGACGTATTGGGACTCTTGAACCAATGGCAGCGTTCTTTGAAGCAACACGGCAGAAGGCCTTGCCGGCGGGGGGTTATTAAAGACAACACTACCACCAGTATCATTACCTACCCCTGTTACGGTATAGTCGTACGTTCCGGCCCCGTCAGCAACACGAAGAACCCTGCCAGAACCTGTGTCATCCACGTACACCTTAAGATCCAACGTATCTAAAATCTTAAAAGAATACGGAAAGATGTACGTGGTACCATCTGCGTTATACAGATTTGAGGTCACCGTTGTGGATAGCGTCATTGTAAAACTCCCTCAAAAGGTACAGAACCGCCCCCGTATGGGACAACAGATGACGGAGGTAGAAAGAATTCTTGATCGTTTTCTCGCTTAATACGCGCCTCTAATCTATGCAAGTAGCCAGGTGAGACCATCTCTTGTAGTTGATACAAGATCATATAGTCCATGGCCGTTCTTGTATAGAACAAGTTCATAAACGGTGTATTGTTTATAGCCATTCTAAGGGCCTGAGGTAGCGCGTCTTCTCCTGTACGAATGCGAGTGTAGATTTCTGCAACATCATCTATTTGACCAAAAGTAGGTCCAGCTAGAGTCGCAGCAAAAGATCTACCGTACCTAGAAAACTCGCCGAACAAAAAGTCGCCGTATATACCAAGACCGCCGCCCTGTGTCATAGCAGCGGCAATGGTCTTAGGATCGCTAGGATCCCTTGGTTCTCTGCCCTTAGCTATATCCTTAAGGGACATTGCAGCGTAGCCAAACAATGTCGTAGCGGCAATCAGATGAACAAGACCAAGCATATCTCCCTTGCCTTGAAGCAAGGCTTCTTTAAGAGTATCTGCTCCAGACCCATAGAGCTCTCTGCCTATCCCCTTACGAACCATAGAGATAGGGAAAGATTTGAACTGCATGAACAATCTCAAGGCCTCACCAAGCGCCGTCCCTGGTTGAGACCCTTGATTCATCATCGCACGTTCAGCGGCTCCTGGATGGGGGATAGCCGTTCGTGATCTGTCTGAGAAAAGTGTGCGAACCTTGAGTTGTAGGCTCTCTACTTGCTCCCTAATTTTACGCGTATTATCTGAGGATTTTTTAGGACTTGTATCCCCATACTTAGAGAATTGCGCATCATTCTCAAAAAGTACGCTATTGACGAACTGAGCAATATTCTTGTCCCGCATCTTGTTAAGATGGGTATCAGCCACAGTTGCTAGGTCAACAAGCTTAACTTTATCTGCTTCCCAGTGAGCGGACCACGGAGCTCCACCAACCCTCTTAGCCAAGTAGTACCTAGTGATAGTTGTATCGCCCTTAAAGTCGCCAACAAAATCTACTAGTTCCACTTGAAGACCAGTTTCTTCAAAGACTTCCTTAATCGCATTTTGTTCTAGTGTCAACCCTTTTTCCAACTGTCCCTTAGGAAAGGTGTGCTCGTACCCACCATAGTGGTTGGCTGGCTCGTATATCCAAACGCGACCATCTGGTTCAATGACCAAAGCGCCTGTGGATTTTGTCATTGAGCTTGCCATGAACTCGGCTTCAGAATCTTTACCTAATCCCTTGTCCTTGATTTTTGTGAAGTCAACCCTCTTTGCTTCCTTCAGAGGAACTCCGTACAACACAGAGCCTTTTTGAGGAGTCTTGTCAAATACAATTTCACTGCCAACAAGATTAGGAGTGGTGTGCACGGGATCAGTTAATCCAAGATACTGCTTCACCATCTCTCTACCAAGAGGAGAATTCAGTTCATCTGGCACGATGAATTTTGTTCCATTAGATTCACGCACCATTCCCTTAATTAGCGGCCATTCACGGTCACCAATTGCGTATTGGCTCAACAGGTTCTTAAGCGAATCGGGAACATCTGCCCAAGTCTTATCGGCATGAGAAGCAATGTGCGCAGATGACATTAGAGTTACCCCAGTCATATGAGCATCATTCCAATAGTTCATCCCGTTAAGCTTAAAGAAACGCTGTTGAAGCTTGCTCATCGTTCCTGGAGCGCTATCACTAGCATCGAATTTTGATAGAACATTGCCAATAAGTCCATCAAATCCAACTCCTAGCAATTGAGCAATTTCCCTTTGTTCTCCTGAACTACGCCCACGAATAGGGTTCCAGAAAGCATTGAACCAAGCATCCATTAGCGGAACACCTTGGTACCTAAGTTCTGCTGCCTGAGTTGGAAGGTCCGTAATGGAAGAGATCAAGGCTCCACCAAGCTTAGAGACATTTTGCAAGATACGAGCCACTCGTCCCAATCTGGCTAGAGAAACATTGTCTGGAATATTTGTTGTTCCATCAAGCTCCTTAAACCTATTCATCACCTTTATATCGCTGATAGAATCAAGGGCTTTGACATTCCCTTTATTACTCTTGCGAATATCGCTAAGAAGCCGTTCTACCATTGCCTTTGGATTAGTACCCAGGGCTTGCATAAGACCAAGATTCCTAGAACTATTTTCCAGCCCAGAAACAATGGCCTCTCTTAGATTTCCATGTCCAAATGAGGAGTTGTATTCAAACCAAGCCCCAGCATCCTTGAAGTGAAGGATACGTTCTTGAGAAACTTTTTTACTTAGATTCTTAGGTCCTTTGAACCCAAGAAGCGTATACGAGGCATCTTGCTCAACGTTGCTAGATGAGGCTCGATAGTGGATACCCGTTGCCAGGCCGTCATACGCTCCAGACAAAAAGTCTCTATGCTTTGAAGGATCAAGATCCCCAAATGTTTCCTTTATGTCCAACTTAGGCAGCACATATTCTATCCAAGCATCTTTTCCTGCTGCACGAATTTTGGCCATGTCATGAGACTGCCTGACAATGTATCCGGGCATAAGATGAATCCAAGCCCCAGCTCGATTCTGCCTTGCTACAAGTTCAATTTGCAGATTGTTTACGAGCTTAGCTATTTTGAAAGCTTCAGGACTACCTGAGATAGGTTTTTGTCCCTTAGGTAAGTTCCAAAGCTCTTTGGCGATTTCTTCATCTAATTTGCCACTAGCAAATACTGGCAAAAGGTCATCAGCCTCAAGTCCTTGCACGAGTTTTCCAATGAACTCAGATTGAAGAGCGTGAATCTGCGCATCAACAGAGTACTTAGACCCAAACTTGGACTTAATGGACCCAACAAGAAGGGATAGAAGTCCTTCCCCCTCATTCTTGAATTGACGCACCTGAAACAAAGCTTTCTTTCTAATGGAGTAATTGATCAAGGAATTGCGTTTCTCAATCAAAGCAGCCATCTTCATCTGAGAAGCCATCTGACCAACCTCAGTCATAATTGCTTGCTCTAAGGCTACCTGAGGGCCTTCTGATTTCTTTTGTTTAGCAAGATCATCAATAGCCTGGAGGATCTCCTCGGCTTGCTGCTTCGTGATAACACCGCCAGCTTCCTTACCAATGATAGCTGCCAAACAATCTTCATATGATGCCATGTCAAGTCCTCGTGTAGCAAGCCGCTGCTTGGATCATCGCGCGAGCGTATTCTGCCGCATCTGATACTGTCTGATCAGCTGCTTCAATTATTCCAGTAAGTTCGTCAAGACTATCGAAAGGAAACTCAAACTTAACGTTTTTCTCAATTGTTGCAATAAGTTCGTTTATTTCCTTTTCTTGTTTTGATAGTACTTTATCAGTCAAAGTGATCGGAGAATCGAAATGTTTGACATGAAGAGTCGATAGCATTTCTTCTATTTCTTCTTTGCTAAGTTGCTTAACGCTATCCGCTGCTAAACTAGGTTGATTCTGCCACGCAATAGACTTAGCTATAGCTTCATGAAGATCCATGCCAGCTATTTTATTTGGCAATACATCTAGCGTGATATATAGGTTATCTCCAATCTTCTCAGCAGAACGAATAACATAGTGCATGTCTCTTGGCAAAACAATCTCCGCTTCATCTCCCGAAAAGTGTGAACTTCCTTTGGAATGAGCCGCGTCAGGAATAGCCGCATTTTGCCCAGCCGGGAGATTGATCGTAAACAAAAGGTCTCTGCCAGAGAAACCATTCTCTTTGAATATGCTAGTAGAGGCATACCCAGGGTCCCAGTATTTAGCCCCAACTAGAGACAGAGCATCCTTTTTGTCAAAACCATACCAATCAGAATGTGCCCATCTAAAGACCTGCATAGGGGATGTGGTCTGCCACATCTTCATCGCTGCATCTAGACGCTTAACAGCTGTTTTTTGCTCAGGTTTGAGGCTGTTTAGGGCTTCAGACGCCGACTTACCCTGCATCGCGGCCTTACGCAAAGCTGCATTTAGTTGAGTGCTACCCTTTTGATAGTTATCTAATGCGCTCTTCATTTCATCAGTGTACTTATTAAACAGATCAACGGCCTTTGTCATTAGCCACTGCTCTGCAGAATAAGATTTCTGAAAAATTCTTTTCCCTAATAGTTGAAGAAGGTTTGCTATTTTGCTGTTCTTATCTGATTTATGCGCCCATGAAATCAAGTCTTGTTGACGCGCGACAAGTTTAGAGGCGATATCGTCAGCTAACTTCTGATCCATAAACCCAGATTCATTCACTATCGAGTGAATCTCTCCAGGAGAAAGAGCTAGTATCTTCTTAAAGTACGGATTTTCTACTAGATACTTAGCCAGCAAATTCTCATCAGGGGCATCACCGTTGTGGTGGATCACTCCATCCACGTATAGTGCGGTATTGACTACTGGGTTGTGCTTTGGAATTGAAAAAAGCTCATGCACAGTAGTTCCAAATTGATTACCTTTAGCGTCTCCTTGCGCCCTGAACAAAAGGGCTCCTCCGTGGTCAATACGAACAGGCATCCCCCATCCATCTAGAAGGACGTTCCCAGTAACCATGGCATCCCAGTTAGCTAACCAAGCATCAACAACCCAAGCTTGATACAGCTCTGCATCATCTAAATCACTAACCTTTTGCCCTCTTACTTTGGCTCCATGGAGCTCAATCAACATGTCATTTTGAGTAAGAACATCCGACTCGAAAATGGTTTGATTTATTAGCTCTGATCCTAGGAGTATGTCTGCTCCGTCACGAACCAAAATATTCTTAGCCACATCAACGCCTAGCGCCCTATATAGCTTGTTGGCAATGTATTCGTTGACTGAGTGGACCTTTGTCTTATTCTTCTTGATGAAGTACTTTATCCCAGTTGAATTATCGACATAGATAGCGCCTTGATTAGAGCTTGAAAGATTTTCACCCCCCAACTTGGTAAAACTGCTTATGTTCAATACTTCTTGATTGACAGCCTCAGGTTCTCCATTGGATATGCTACCCCCTGCCAATGCGTTGACTAGATTATCATCGAGTTTAGCTACGTGCTGACTCTTATCTAGAAACTTATCCTCGATACTCGGGGTGCTTTCTCCTGATGCTACCTCATTGAGTATCTTGGCTAAATTTGTATCTGTCCCGCTTGGAGAAACTGTTCCACTTAAGAGGTTCTGAGGAATTGTTACTCCAAATTCTTCAGCTGATCCTCCTACTACCTTTCCTGTAAGGATAGAAAGTCCGTAATACGTAGACCCAGGATTACTAGTCTTGTACAGCGGCTTAATATCATTAAAGGCAACAATCAATCCTTTCTTAAGGAAGTACTCTGTGAGAGCATCGAGTACAGATGCTGGTTTAACCAAGCCTGTAGGGAGGAGATTAGCAGAAACAACATCCAGTATCTCGCCAATAAGCCCTCTAGTATCGAGCAAACCTTTACCAACGCTAATTACTGGTAGGATCGAGTTGCTAGCAATTTTCTTAGACACAATACTAGCAGTGATAGAGGCTAGATCACTTTCTTTTAAGACTATATCCCACGGATTTTGTTCCGGATCAGCTTTTTCCCCGAATAAGGCTTTCTTATCCGCCTTGAATTTCTTGCCATTGACAATTATCGTATCACCGGATACACTAGCTTCGACATGACCAGATTCGATGACTTGTTTAAGTTGAGCAATACTGTCAGGAGTATTCAGCTCAGTAGGCATGTCGTCTATTGTCTTCTTAATAGACGCAACAAGTTCCTCATTTGCTGGAGTACTAACCTCGGGCACTGGGGGAGTTTTTGACGGTGTCAATAGTACGTTGTCGTTAGGAGTATTCCTAGCAATAACACTAGGGTCATTCCTAACTATTGGCTCTACCTGTACCGCTTTGCCTTCAGCCAGCTGCTTAATCGCTGTATTAAGACTGTCTTGCCATGTCTTAGTACGCATGCCGTTAACCCAATCAGCACCCACGCCACCAACAACATGCAGACCAGAGCCAAGAACAGTTCCCGCAGCCAAATTGGTAAGAGTATTCCAGAGATCGTAGTCCGCATGTTCTTCAGACGCAAAGTGTCTTTGAATAGGTTCAGCAACAGCGGCCCCAACAGCTCCTTCTATGGCACCAATTCTAGCCCTAGCAGCGAGGCGTCGACCAACTGTCATCGCTCCCATGATTTCAGGAGTAAACCTAGCTCCGTAGACTGGCGCCGCAAGAAGCGATCCTAGTACATTAGCAACTATTTGTTCAGGTTGAACAAGCGACGTGAGTATTCCCATGCCAAAGGCTTTAGTCGCCGTCCACCCACTAGCCTCTGACAGGAGTTGCTGGTTATAGATTTCAGATTCCTTGCGCTTACGAATAATGATAGCCGCTTCTTCTGTAATTGGCTCATTGAACGTAAGTCCTTGATTCGGCATACCGTACTTGCGGTTGGCTTCTTCTGCGGATAAGGTCTTTTTAGGAATCTTTCTGTATCCAAGAACCTCTGGTTCTCCAGTGTACGGATCAACGCTATTCGAAGAAAAAACAGGTTCTTCTGTCTGTTTTGCTCGTTGCAGTTGAATGTATCTGTCAAAATCAAACAATTTCAGTTGTTCATCAACCTCAGCTTCAATGGCTTGTCTAGAAGTTACCCCGCCAACAGCTCCAAGAGGCGAATCGACGACTGCCGGATCATAATTCAAAGGAGGCAAAACAAGATTATTAGCCATGTTAGTTCTTACCTCGATTGATCTTACCTGAAACACTGGGTCCTTCTCTATTCAAATCCACCCACTTAAATTCGAATCGTTCCCCCTTCTTATTAAGCACAGGGACTCCCTTAATCCCACTCACGGTAAGGGCTCTATACGCTCCTGTGCCATCCTCGTTATTCAGCCAGTACCCATCCTCACGAATGGCCTTGAGGAGAATTTCTTTGTTATCGTACCCGTTAAGCGACGACTGAAAGATATGCTCATTGGTAGGATTGAACTTCTCCAACTGGGCAAGGCTACTTTTAAGCTTCTTTTCGACTATGGAGTCAGAAACAACCTCCTGCCGTACCTTTCCTCCAACATACGTTTCAGTTAAAGTCTTTGGGATATAGTAGCTGTCTTTGATGTAATATCGATCAGTGATCAAGGCTTTAATCGTGGATTTCACCGCAGAAGCGCGTGACTCTCCCGTAGCCATTCTAGACAGTACTACCTTGTAAACCTCCTGATACATAGCTTGAGCGTACTCTGTGCGAGTTCCAGCAGAATCTCCGAACATGATCGTGTTTACGAATGGACGAAGGCTAGATTTCACATCTTGCTGAATAGCATTAAGATCAGGAGGAGGAAGGCCAGAAGCCTCTTCTAGTTCCTTTACCGCTTTCCTAGACACATTTGTCAGAATGTCTCCCACAGGAGTTTCCATTCCCCAAAGAGTCAGTTTATACCCGGTAGGCAAACCCGCTTGGCTTAACTGACGGTACGCCTTATCATAGAATGGGCCATACGTATCCTTCATCGATTGAAGGTAGTGTTGCGCTTCTTCTGGCGTAGATTTCATCAGGTTAGTAACGTGATTCTTTGCTTCTTCCTTTGAAAGGATATTGATTGCCTCTTCAGGTAGACCGGCGGTTTTCTGATATTGAAAAGAATACGCGGCACGAGCTACAGGATCGTTGGTATGAAGCTCCCCGTTGACCATCATCTGAACGTCAGCACCTTCCAAAGATTGCATAGCTAGCGTGTGACCGTCGTTTACTAGCACGTTCTTATACGCAGTCCAAGCATTTACTAGGCCGTCATAAATATCCTTGTAGCGACTTGATTCCAATCCTTGAGCACTGGATTTAGCCGTTTCAAGAATGTTTTGAACGTTACTTGGAGACGGGTTTTCAAGGATTGCCGCCATACCTTTTCTAACTCCCCAGGCTACAGCGATATTATCCTCGTAATTTTTCCAAGTTGTTTGCCCTACCAACTCCTTCATCACAGGAACATCCATAGGTGGGTTAAACTCCTTCCCATTCAATGAGACAGAGTCTATGTTATTCTTCATCCACCTAGTGATATCGTCTTTAGATTGGGCATCTTCAGACCTGATCTTATTTTCAGCCATATTAAGAAAAGACTGAAGCATGTTCTGATCTGGAGTAATCCCTACTCCGGTCAAATATTTCAACGTGTTCCCATTTTTCAGACTGTCCAATAGAGATCTAGGAGCATTATTGAGTTGATTGAACAGATACGACTGGGCTAGTTCGTTATCCATCCCTTTAACAATGGAATCTTTCTGCGCTCCAGCTATTGGCAAAGCTTGGATCATATCTAACGACTGATCTCTAAGCAACTTAAACTGCGAAGTCTTTGGATCTGAACCAAAAGATGCTATGTGTCCATTCTGGTACAAAAATGCTGCGTTATTCATGACGGTTTCACCAACCGCTTTCTGCTTGTACCTAGAAGATTCAGCAGCTTCGATCTGTAATGAGTGGCCAAAAGTTTGCGCGCGAAGATTAGACGACTCCACATCCCAAAGTTCACCAGCAAACTTGTTTGGGGCAGACTCTCTAATTTGCCGAGCCCTTGTCTCCAGGTATGCGTCAACTCCAGCAGTAAAGCCAGCTCCACCATCTACAACGGATTGAGATTGCTTCATCACATATTCAGCCGATTCTTTTCTAAAGGCTGAACTCTGCAAACCAAGCCAGTACCTAGCGTCATCCTCTTCTGTTTTTTGTTGGATTCTGTGAGCATGCTCTTGGTACTGAGCCATCGCTCTAGGAATAGCGGATAGATCAGGAACAGCCCCTCCGGCTAAACCAGGAGCTCCACCAGAAGGAAGCCCACTAGCGGTAGGTTCTACTTGAGGGTTATATACTGGGATTTTCATAGGGTATAGTTCCAACTACCAGGACTAGGAGCGCTGCCAGATTGAGTCAACAGTCCCCCTTTTGAGGTAGAAGTGGTCGATGTCGTTGAATCAGGCCTAAGCATGCTATTAACAGAGGCCCCCATAGATACCCCCTCGATAACGGAGTTAAATAAGGCTTGTCTACGATACATCGTGGCTTCTGCCTTTTTCAACGTGGACGCTTGACGTAAACCAATCTCCTTTATCAACCCGTTGTATTTAACGGTCATAGCGTCAAGTTCTGCTGCTTGAGTGTTAGACTCCTGTATCCAAGAAAATGAACCACTCTCGCTTACGCCAGACTTAGCTCTGGCAACGTTAACTGATCCTTGGAATTTATTGAAGCCTCTACGAAAACGAGCTTCCTCTTCCGCTGTTTGTGCCGCAACCAACTTAGCATTTTCTTCGAGTAGTTTCGCTTCGTAGTTGGAATAGGCACTCTTCCACTTGTATTGAGAAAAAGTGGAAACAAACTTGAGAGCCCCTGCTGCCGCTGCAATGGGATTCATTAGAAAGATACCCCAGTGTAAATGATAGATAGAAGCGTTACTGGATATGGTTGGTATGTCTGCAGTAACAAGTCTACTTTTCTATCATAGTCTCCAGGAAATTCCACGTGTTTTATACCAGAAAATAGAGGCACAGGAGCATCTGTTGGATCTGACGCATCTCTGAAAATAACTTCCTCTAGGTTACTGGCCTCCCTACCAATTTTGATAGACGAGGTATTATAAAAACGGAATTCCGCCCTATTTACTCGTTTCATTTGACCTTGCGCTGTAGATCCAGCTCCACCCGCTTCTGGATCTACTGGTCGCATCGAAGCCTGTATAGGTAAACCTACGAAGGCTTGTGTTGTCGCCGAAGTCAATGTTATCTGACCTGAACCATTCACAGTTCGTTGAGGATGAACCATGTATTCAGACATCACATCAACAGTTTCCGCCTCTAGATGATCTAGACCAGAAAGAGTTGATGTAGACGCTCCAGAATACTCCAAACCACAATCGACAAAGAAGGCGTCACTATAGTCTGTCGTGTCGCTTGGATCAAAATCTTTTCGCATGTATTCGACATATTTCACCGTTGATCCATTTATGGTTCTTTCTACCAACAACCAAAGTTCATCATACGTGTCATCGGTACTAGGAACAACAGCAATGCTGACAACTACGACGTCTGTACCGCCTAACAAATGTCTATGCCAGCCTATTACCTTTTGTTCCCTATTGTACGTCAATCCAATAAGAGTCCCATCTTCAAGAATCATCCAGATGATGTTATATGGCTCTTGTTGGTAAGCGAATTCTTTTACGCCAGACCTAGTGATATGCTCACTAAGTATCGTTAGATCTGTGCTGACGTATACGTCTTGTTGAAAATCATAGACGAGCTCACGGACTTTTCTACCCGCCTTTTGAACATATAAAGTTGAGCCGTCAACTTTTTCTGGTATAACTAACTTTGATCCACGAGTTGTTTGCGGTCGAGCTCGAACATTTGTCGGAGTAAGCGCTTCATTGTTATTAGATGCGGCTATCGCCCACTCACCGCTGGAAGTTCCAAGAACAATGGCTGAAGAATCAGGAACAATCCACTGAATCGCATTGACTTGATCAGATAACAAAGTGACAATGATAGCATCATCATCTATGACCGTGCCATCGACCTCTGTTGGAGAGTGGGTCTCATAGTCTCCAGATTTAGACGCCCAAACAGTCTGAGGGTACGAAGGGCTACCCGCCCAAATCAATCGATCCTCGTAAAAAGTCACGCAGCTCGGATACCCAAGAGCTGTTCCCCAGGCTCCAAGAGCCCATGCTGTAGACGCTGTCGTGGCCCCAAAATTACCGTACACGGTGACAGTCACATGCGTGCTATCTGTGTAAGCAGTGATCTTTGCCCACCCCCAAACAGCTCCATGCTTGATCCTAAGATGTCTACCAACATCGCTAGAAACAAAAGTTGCAGCTGAGGCTGTGATAGTTGTGGAGCCTGAAGTCGCCGTTGGCGTTAGTGTAGTAGTTGTTACGTTAAGGTCCAGATACGGACCATCTTCAAAAACTACGGCACTGAGAGTCCAAGACGTATCCGAGGTCCTAGTTAGCTTGCTAGGGGGATGATCAGGATGAGCTAGGTATAGAACGTCCGCGGATTGCGCGTAACTAATTTCCCATAGCTCAGCTTCAGTATATGTAGAAACTACCTCGTAGGGAATCCCTGCTGAGAGAATTTGGCCGTTATCTTTATAGAAACGGAAGTACAGATCCCCCATCTCTACCACATAGGCCTGAATCGTGGAAAAAATGAAAGGAATCAACCTAGCCTTTTTATTGTTGTGTTTGGCTCCGGCTGTGTAATACGTCCCCATGCGACGAGTAACACCACCATGGGGCATAATTACGAAGTTAACTAACTCCTGGCATCCGTTAGGATATCTATCGAAATCAGTTCTACCAAGCAGCTTGGGAGAGATTTCTCCAGAAGTAAAGTTAGTTTGCGCGTGAACAAATCGAGTCATGTATATGGATTCCCAGAGCGCATCACTGAACCAGAACCGCGGGCTTCAAGCCAATCATCTGCGGTCAAATCTTCAGGAGTACCCTCTTGAGAATCCACGCTACGAGCTTCTTTCACATAGCTACGGTAGGTTTTCCAAAGCTCTTCTTCTCTAGTTGAACTTTGGATTCTCCTCCAGGCCATAGCATGGGCAAGTCTTGCCGCAAGAGCTTGCACAAAAAGGGCGTCGTATTTAGTGACATCCGCTTCCTGATAGATGTATTTAACGATGATTGGCGAATAGTTGCAAGCGATGTAACCACGTTCCATTACAAAATCGCGCCCGCCAACAGCCTCATCTACCTTAAGAATACGCAATGAGTTGGCTGGAGGAGTGAAGTAGTACTGCCAAGTGTCCGCCGGTGTTGGAGAAGCTAAGGACGCCAACGACATGCGTCTAGTGGCAAAATTCCATGGATGAGCTCTAAGAACAGAATCCCTTACTGAATCAAATATGGCATTTGCAGTCCTAGCCCGCTCATTACTCTCAGCCATTGAGGTAATAAGATCTGCCCCCAGCAGTGTAAGCGCCAGGTTAGTGATCTCTACCTTAGACGAAGCCATTACACGCCCCTAACCTGTTCAATTCTGGAATAGAGTCCAGAAGGGGTTCCCCCAGTCACAGCCATCCTAACTTTACCTGGAGGCATGTCTACAACAACAGCTCCAGCAGCAGTAATAGCAGAACCTACTGGCACATACGTAGTGTCATCAGGTCCAAGTCGCTGTAGCTGCAATGAGGTGCCACCAAACGTACCCACAGCATCTACGAATCCTTTTCCACCACCCCAGTCAACGGAATTACCTGTAGCAGAGGCGTTTGTCAAAAGTGCTGGCATGACCCCTCCTTACGCAGGCGGATACGTGTCTTGAATGATGTAGTTTTTGATCGCTTCGATGGCGTTCAAGACCTTGACTTTGTCCGCCCCAGTGGCATCATAAACCACGGCCAGTTCAACCGTGCTGCTGGTTGTTGAGCTGGCTTCGGTGACCTCTGTAGGCATTCCACCCCCTACGCTTACCCCATAGTATCGAGTAGTCACAGTCCTTCTCCTTTATGAACAAAGTTTACTCAGTAATCTCTTCAAAAGAGACTCGCCCGACTTTCATCGTTATGGCAGTTCCAGCGGCGCCGAAATGACATATCCATTCGATAGTGCCGGAAGTGCAGGCAGTAAACGGCGGCATGGGCATCGGGTCCGATTCCACCATCAAATCGAAGTCGGAACAACTGTCGGTAACGCCGGTGAAATTAACAGATGTCACCGGCCCGCCAATGTTATATGTGGTGCCGTCTAAAGTGAATTGGATACGCATCCGGTAAAATGATACTTTACCGCCGGACATGCCACTGATGGACCAATTGCACCGCAACTTGTACTTCTTTCCGGACTGAACCCTACCGGCCAACAAAGACGACGCTTCTTGTTGAATAGTGACCGAATCAGACGCCGCGCCGGATGTGAATACCACCACTTGATTGTTTCCGTACCCATCCGATCTGGGTTCGACGTAAACTTCTCCAGTGCCGGTCCCACTCTTCGAAACGTTAAAACCGTCCGCCACACCAGCAGTAGCGCCGCCGGGAGGGGACGCAGCATCGGTAATCCCAGTACCTTTAACTCCACCAGAAGTTGACCAAGGAGCAGAATCCCAGAGGTTTTTGTTCGTATTATCCGCTCCGTAGTTCTCAATCTGGGATGACACGAATGAAGGGTTCGCTGGAAGAGTCCCATTGTAGCTATTGTACAACTCTGTACCTACAAGAATTGCTCCTTTGGGATTAAGGTGAGTACCATCAGACCTCAAAACTCCAGTCTTGGTATCTCCAGTAGCGCTCGAAGGATCAATCAGTACCTTGTGCACATTTACATACCTAACACCGTCAACGCTCGCCGCCCAATCAGCGAGTATCTTGTTCATAGCCACAATCTTGAGTTTCGTTGTGGCAAACGTACCGTTTGAGCTACTAACAGGCAGTACAGACAAAAGTCTTACTGGCTTGTTTTTAGCTAGAATCAATTGACAAATTGCTTTGACAGTTGCGGCAGTATCCGCGGCGGTAGCTCCACCAGTCAAGGAGTTAATGCCTGCCATTACGTAGGCTTCATCAAAGCCAATCAAATCAATAAATCTGGTTACCTGGGCAAGAATCTGGTCTGCGTCATACCCCGCCAGTCCAATAACACCGGCGAGTTCAAATGCCCCACCAGCCTTACCATTCAAAAATGGATAGTACCCGGAGATGTTAGTGAACTTGATGGAAATACACTTAGGAACAGAAGACAGATCTAGAGCTTTATCTGGACCTGGATTCGCATATCTGAACACTGTGCTACTGACCCTAGTAATGGTCGTCTCAAATTCATCAAAGGAAGGATCAGTACTCCCAATGATGGACAGCTTATCTCCAGTATTGAACAAGTGACCAGCAGAAATCGTGGCCGTGACCACGTTCCCGGCTCTAGACATTGCTGTGATATTTGGAGTGTAGACGTTTTCACCAGTAAGCGAATCTCCAATAAGCAGGAGTCTCTTCTTACTCAACCGACCAAATTCTGTAGCAACCTGCGCATTAGACTCGACGGTGACGTTAGCCCCAAAGCCACGGATAAAGCTCACAGTTGCTCTGAAAAAGTATCCTACGCCAGGATCAACATTGACTGAAGCCCTCTGATCCGGCCCATCCATCGTGATGGCATTCATCTCTACCCAAGATTTGCCGTCAGAGGACTTTTCAAGTTTGACCACGACCCTTCCCGTGGCATCTTTCGACCTAAACCTAGCTGAAATCTTTACTGGATCCAATTGAGACCCAACATAGATTTGGCTACTGCCTGTGCTTGACATTCTCGTGAGCATGACCACTCCGAATACAGAAAAAAAGGGGCCGAAGCCCCTCAAAGTTAAGCAGGCAGAGCCCCAGTCATCACAAGCAAAACGTCCCCACCCGTGTTGACAGTAGCGGTGAGTGTACCACAAACATCAAACGTTCCGCCAGGATCAGCAGACAGTCCAACAGCTTGCCACAAAGGTTGCTCCCGCTTTGCCAGCGTGTACACTGTTGATTCATGCGAGATTTCAGTCCCAGTAAGCGCAGACGCAAGCGACTGAGCAGAGGCAAAGAAGTCTGCGTCCACTACCGCCCCACCATCTCGAGTGTTACGGTATAGTCCCACGTCCATCGCTGACGAACCGGCCAGAGCGGCGCAGTAGAGACGAACAGAATCCACTCGCGCGTTCGTCGGCACCTCAAAAAACCGATAAACGTCACCAGATCCATCAGTCGTCCCCACCGCGGTGATCTTCCCCACTGCGTTGAATGCTTTGGCAACAGGACCAAGGGTCGCCGTATTCAAAACTACAGGGGTTGAATCACGATTAGTGATTTGAGTAGATTTACGACTTGCCATGATGCTTCTCCTAAGAAAGGGGGCCTATTAGCCCCCTTATCAGACAGATTACCGCGACCAGATGCGAACGACCTTCTTTTCTTCGAGGCGTGTAGCTCCAAAAGTTCCATAGGCGTATGCCTGCCACGGAAGCCCTTGAAGGTCCTTGCGCCGATCAATGTCAGAAGAGATATCGTTCCACATGCCTAGATACATGCCTGAACGAGCAAACATCGGAATCTGACGAGAAGTACCTGAAGCATCATCAGTAGCCGTGGTCAAGCGTTCACAGTGAATAAGATTGACGCCCAAGAAACGAGTGACCTTGCCATCAACGAGAACAGGTCGATCATTGAAGTCCGTACTAACGACCTGAATTTCATTCAGCAGATCATCGTGCTCTTCCGACGTAATGATACAGCTAATCGGATCAGAATCCAGATCAACCTCATTTGCCATCAGAATCTTCTTGGCTGCACGCAGTTTTGCTACGTTAAGACCGGAGGCCGTACCCCCAGTGTTTACGCTAACAGTTTGCGTTGACGTGGCAAAAGCCGTGGTAGTACCACCAACTTCACCAGTTTTGGCATCAGCAAAAAATGCTGCGATGATCTCATCGTCCATTGCTCGACCCATAGCGTACATCGCATTCTGTACATAACTAGAAGCCGGATCAAGCAGAAGACGCAGCTTATCGAAGCTATCAATCAGCTGAGGCAGATCATAGTCTTGAGGGAAAACCCACCTACGATCAACCGGCGCGTCGATACGTCCCATAGGAGCGAATCGAGTCGTCACCTTCGCAGCAGAAATAGCTCCGATCTGATCGACAGGCGAGGCTTGTTTACCAACGTGAGATCCAGTCATCACCGACCCACGCAGCTTGCTACCCCGTTGTTGGAGCAGAAGCTGAATGTTGTTAGCGTACTGGATTACATAATGTGAAGGAAGGTTCGCCGACATGGCATTCTCCGAAATAAGTTAAGAAACCTTTTCTCGGAAAAGCTGCCCATTAGCTGGACTTTTCCATGCCTCATAACGCCTGAGGCACTCGGCGAGATTACTCGCAGTCAGCAGGACCGAACGGCTACCCTACGTAAGTGATTATAGAGTAGCCGTAAAGCGGCGTTTCAGGAAGATGCTGTGGGATAGGCAGTAGAGTAGAGCCTGTTCATGCGCTCAACAGCTTCTCTGTGCCCTGGATGATCGAGTTGAATATACGCTTTCTGGAACTCAGAATCCAAGTTCAACTTGCTAATTTCCATCTTAGCCGAATCCACACCAGGAGCAAAACCTTCACGCATACCTGCAGAATGAAAGGCCTGATCTTCACTAAGCGCCTTACCAATCTTAGCAAAGGCCTTGGCCAACAAAGGGTTGTCTTGAAGACCGAGTTTTTCAAGATTGTCCTTAAGCTCTTGACCACCAAAAGTGTTGATGGCAAGACGGGCCTTGATCATATTGGTATCGAATTCAGAGCCCCAATCTTTCCGCAATTCAGTTTCAGCCGCCTTGTACGCAGTAGCCGCGGCTGTTTTCTGCTCTTCCATAGCTTCTGTGGCTGTTTTCAACAGAAACTTATTGAGGTCATTCGCCTGCTTGTTATTTAGGCCCAATGAATGAGCGAAGTTTCTAACAAGCTGATCATCTTGTTCTTGGAAGCCTTCGGGCAATTGGAGCTTTTCGAGATTATACTCCTGAGCAGTTTTCGGTCGTCCTAGTTTATTGTAGAACGCGTCAATTTCCTCAGGCTTTGCCCCTTCCTTAGGAATGACTACTTTATCTGCTCCGACCATTGATTGGGCATGAATGTACGACTTAACCAATCCATTCATGTCCTTGATATCTTTCAAGGAAGGATGTTCTTTGAACTCTTGAGGAATCAAGGAAGAAAAGTCCGGTACACCAGATCCTCCACCGCCAGGAGGCAAAGTACCACCGCCACCGTTACCGCCAGGCGGAGTGCCACCTCCAGCACCTCCTCCCGCACCTCCATCACCTGCCTCCATCAAAAAATGGCCCATAAGCTTACGCAGATTCACGGTACATCTCCTCTAGTTGCACGAATTGTTCAGATTGGTCGACGTAGCACTTCTTAAGAATAGACAACATCATTCTACGAGACCCTTCATTAATGAGAGTTTGATTAGGGTCATTCGCCACGTACGTTGACGACATTCCGTAGGTGTTTTTGAACAGATATTCCAGAATGATCTTACCATCCGCACTTTGCCCAAAACGCTTAAACGCGGCGTCAACACGCTTACGTTTTCTAATTACATCAAGCGGGTTTGCCACCTTGAATTACTCCTAGTGAAGGGTTACCTTGCGTCTTAGCCATTGCCCCCATGGCTTGCGCATTATTGCGCGCGGACTCAGAAGCCAACTTGTCTTGCTCCGCTTTGAGCATCTCCTCTTGTTGAGCCTTCCGCTCATTTTGGAATTTCTCCGTTTTCTCCCGATTCATGATCATTTCGCTAGGAATATCAAACGTTTCTTTCAACGCTTGCAGTGTTCCAATAGGATCAACTGGATCATATATCTCTGGCTTAATTTGCCCAATGGGAGCAATCATCTCAAGTACACGAGCAAAGCTCATAGCTTGTGTCTTCTTCTGCGCTTTTGCCACTGGCGACGTGTACTCTACTTTGATTTCGATACCTTGCCGACGAAGAATTCCCGGTGGTGGCTTGATATACCCACGACGCAAAGCGATATTGAAAACTCGCTCATGCAGAGTATCGAGTGCCTCAGCTTGGATCCTAGAGGTGGCTGGAGCCATCATGCGCATCCTATCCTCAGTCCGCTGCATAACTTCTGTAGCAGTCATCTCAGGACCTTCGTTCAACTGCATCCAGTCCAAAAAGAAACATCTGAGGATATGCTCGCGCCGAGAATCCATAACATCCTTACCAAGGGGGATGTTGGGATTTGTCGGCAGTTGCTCAATCCGGCTGTGCTCATCCAGGCCCGCATTGTAAAAATTCAGGCCCCCTGGATGCGTTTTGATGGGGAGAAGGAACCCCTCATCAGGAAGCATGAGAGGCGGATCAAGAGCTTTCTGAGAAGCCTTGATCAGAGTCTTAGACATCTCATTCAGCATCTTAATGTCAGGTAAAGCTGTGATTCCAGGGCCTTTTCCATACCGATTTCCTGTGATTTTAGTGAATCTTGGGAAAACCACTGGAAATTCTCGATATCCTGACTCACGAAGGAAGGCTTTTTTGCTCAAAAGCACAGTTTGTGAGGCGTATGGCATGTTTTCGACCCCTAATTTTGTGGGATCGAACTTCCTACGTGGATAAATGCAGTGCAGAATCTCAACATCCTGCTTAGTTTTGCTGTTTTGAATCTCTAGCAGCAATGGATGTTCACCATAGTGCTGTATAGCAACCCTAGGAGAACAAGAAAACTTGCGGAAAAAGGTATCAACTACCCCGTACTTATTCTCGTCAATGTAACATTCAGCAAGATGATATGAATTGAACGAAATCGGAGGGTATTTCGGATCATCTCCCTCCTCAATCATCAAAGCACCGTTACCGAAGGCCCCAAGATCTAAGTACACTTCATGCATGTGTTGAGTAAACCCAGCTTTTTCACTACTCAACAGATTTGCAATTACCGTCGTGGCATGTTCCAACCAACTACGGACGTCATCGTCCTTGTTCAAATAGTCTTCGTACCCCTCGTCGGCTAATCCGTCTTGGTAGTATCTGACCCTATAGCCAAACCAACGCTCAGTTCCTGGCGTCAAGTAGGACTGCATACCAGACGCAAACTGTTCATTGGCCCAAACAGCCGTACTCTCGTACAGATTGGCCTTATTCTGAGCACTAGCGGTTGAAATCTGCTGGGTAAATAAGGCCTTTCTAGGCAGAATATAGTCTGCGCAGTCTTGCCAAATAGGCATCCAGTCTTGACGATACCTTTCAAGATCAGTAAATCGATCAAGTAGTTCCTGCACAGACTCTGACATGTTAATTCCCCAACAGGGATTTCTGTTGCGTCGTTGTTTCTTCTACACCCAAGGGAGACGTCAGAATAGTGTCCTGTCGTCCGTACCTACGTTTTTTAGCCATGCGAGCTTTCTCTGCTTCTGCAGCCGCTTCATCCGCGCTAGGAGGTTTTGGCAAAGGCGTGACATCTGGAACCTCCGGCTTAAGTCCCAGCATCTTAAGAACCCCGCCAGCAATATTTGTGACTGGCCTGAAAATGCTGCTAAAGAAACTCATCACTTGGCTCCATTATGTTCCATGCTAAAGTGATTCCCATCAGGCTTAGGCCGACCTTTTGAATCTTTGAAATCACCACCCCAACGATTCAATTCGTGCAGCTTCTTCCAATACTCACCTAACTTCTGGTAAGATTGCGAATTTTGATGGTAAATACCGTTGATGAACAAATTAAAATCAACGGCTAACCTCAACGGATGAAGCGACCTAGCCGTTCCTCGCCCATCCGCCGCGTAGATCGCTACCATCTCTGGAGTTCGCCAAGCTTCGCCAAAGGTCAACTTATGCCCAATGCTATCTGCATAGATGATCAATTTCGCGATGTTCAAAGCAAACAGGGCTTGTTTCTCAGATAGATCCACGACAACCTCCTAAATCAATATGATAGTACATCATACTCCCCATCAGCAGTTCGGGGCAATGCTTTTCTGCTATCTTCTCCTGAAATGCGGAGACCCATTGCCGCAATCCGCATAGCGTCTGATGCATGGGACGTCCAATCATGCTCAGGTTTTGCCAGATAGATCTTCCTGACTTCATCGTACTCTTTGCGGTAACCTTTAATCGCTTCGAGCCCTCTAAAGCAAGGTTTCTCGTTGATCTCAGCTGTGGACAAAAGGTGCCTTACTGCTTCAATACCGTCAGCGATCTCATGCTTCTTAATGATCCTATATCGCAAGCCAAGTTCCCAGGCAATCTGAAACCTAGTCTTCGCATTCTGACCAGTACCAAAAAGCTCCCTGACTTTCAAATCGTGCGGCCCATAGTGATACTGCGTATACACGTAGGGCTTCTTACGCATCTCTGTGATGTAGTGCCCGATTAGCTCACCATTAGCCTCATAGTAGTCGATAAACCTAACCCTCGACCCCATGATCTGGAAGAACCAAATGGCGGTATAGTCGTCCATTCCAAGATCCCAGCCAGTGTATACTGGCAACTGGGGTACCCACGGAAAGTCTCCAATACGTTTTTCTTCGTACATCCTAGAGATCTGTGCCCCGTAATAAGATCCGACAAGCGAGGACTTAAACGAGCAATAGAACTCTTGCTGAATCATCTCCTCAGACATACCAGAATCGCGTTCATCCTGGATGGCTTCCGGAGTAATTACATTCGTATCATCAACAGTTAGGACTTGGCAGAACCACTTCGGATTACGCTTAGCCAGTTCAAGCATCTGGAACCCATGGTTCATCCCACGAGGAGTATAGATGAACATGGCCCAACCATCGTTTTCTGCCAGAATTGGTCGAATATAATCCCACGCGCGCGGGTCCTGCAGACTATATTCAGAAAACACACATCCTACTGGATTTGAACCCACCAACCTATCCACGTTATCAGTACCAACTACTTGCCAGATACTGTCGTTATACAGTTCTAGCTTCATATCAGTATTGTTAACGTTTCTAATCATCGGCGTGGGCCAGTAAGACAAAAATGGCCTGCCTTCCTTGCTTCGCCCATCCCAGACAATCTTGCGACCTTGATTATACGTCGGCAGTAAGTGCCAATACAGCCCCGGCCGCAACAGCGCCTGCGTTACAGTCACGTTCAACGACAATGTATCTTTACCTGCCCGCCTATGCCAAATGGCAACTGCGCGCTTTCCCCCGCCCTCCATGAAATTCCAAAGTGGAAACTGATAGTCCCTTGGTTCCCAGGCTACTGGTACTATCAGCCTACCTTCGTCATCCCGCGGTGGATCGTCCCAAGGCCGTAGCAACTGCATCTATGATCTCCCCGGTTTCATCTGCATCAAAGTCTTCGTACGGCAGAACATGACCATCCCCTTCCAAAATTGGTTCCGTGATTACTTCGCCAACAATATTCTTCGGCAGCTCTTTCTCCCCCTCGCGTCGCAGATGTTCAATCATCGCTCCGCTAGGATTCGCGAACTTCTTGACGGCCGCCATGACATCTCGATCCAATTGCGTTGTTTGCTCCCCCTGCAGACGCTTAGATGCCGCCGCCTCCAACGTTGTTGACATTCCCGCCTGTGCCACCTGCGCTCCTGACATCATTATTTGCGCTGCTCTGGCTGGATTTACGTCTTGGAATTTCAAAAGGGCGATGCCATGGTTTACTTGGCCGCTGACCCTTACTTCAGTCGACCGCAGTTTTGGCACCGTATAGCTGGCTAATTCCTTCAGAATCTTAAACTTAAGCTCTGGGTCGTCTGTTTGCTCCAAAAGGTCGACCATCTTCGTTATTGGATCAACTTTTCGCTCAGCCAGCTTCTCAATCACTTCTGTGTTCATGCCAACCGAACCTGCCCCAAAATCGATTCCCACAGCCCACTCCTCTATATAAGCAGCCTATCGTATCTACATACAATAACATTTGTCCCGCGTTGGCAAGAATGCTTCATCTTTGGATATAATTTTGCAGCATTTGTGAATCGAAGTGAATTTGATACATTTTCCGTAAACTCTAGTTTTTCCTAATAATCACTTTTCTCTTTGTATTCAAAGACTTAGAATATCAATAATTTCTGCCTAATAACGGGTAATAATCACTTTTTTCTTTGTATTCAAGTACTTAGTCATTAGATGTATTAATTATTAGTATTGACCGTCACCAATTTTTTTTTTTTTTTTCTCGTAAAAAACACTAATATCTCTAATAACTTGCACCTAAGTACTTGACTATTAAGGTGAAAGTATATGTATTAGGGGTTATTGAGTTTGAGTGTACTTAATATCATTTTCACGGGAAATGGCACACTTTTGCACCCCTATTTCTGGATATATATTTACTAAACCCGGTATGTGCGCAAGGTTTCTAGGTGCCCCAAACTCTGACCGGGGTAGGC